TTTACTTTTATGAAAGGGTGATAATATGAATGGTCAAAAGTTTTATTGGGACAGTAAGACAAATATATTCTATCTGGTGAGTTTTGGAGAAGAGAGATATTTTGAGATAAATGAAGATAGTCCATTCCATAAACTATGTATGCACCTCTATTGTGGTGTATGGGATGGGATAGTCAAGAAGGACATTGAACGAAATTATAAAAAATGCACAAAAATAGAGCAAATAGATGGGTCTGAAAGTTTATAAAAACTCAATTTTATAGGGAGTGATAGTATGGCGTATGATTATAAGAGCAAAGATGGTCATTGCGAAAGCAATAATGCAGAATGGATTCATCATTGGAATAAAATTGGTGATGAAATGGAGCGAAATAAAAGACAATGGATAATGGATTTACGCTCACAAGGAGTAAAAGCTTCTCATCCAGACGATGGATGGGTTGACCGCAACGAGAATACAGTTTTCTTCTCGTATCCTCAATTTAATGATTATCCGCAAGTTGGAGACACTATTGCTTTAGGTTGGGATTGGAAATGGAGATTGGTTAAAGTGGTTGCGATAGTACCATGTTACTTTGGAACAGATATAAAATATGCATTTGAGCCAATTATTGAGCCAGAAAAAGAGAAGAAAAAGAGATGGTGGGAGTGGTTGTTCTATGGACTATAAAGAAAAGGCGAAGCACTTTTGGAAAGGTTGGGCAATAGGTCTGTTTACAGGAGTTTTAATGATGGTCGTACTATTTAAGTAGGAGGTGCAACATGTTCAAGAATCTATTCAGAAGACGAATGGAATGTAAGAATTGTGGTAAAAGGTATTTTAGTTGGCATGAGAGCTGTAGTGTTTGTTGTAGAAGTAACGTCATTGGTGTTAGAAGAGAAATTAAGGAGGAATTGCATATGTCAGTACCATTCTCTAATATGGAAGATATTGTATATTGTCACAATCCAGAACTAGCAAATGAAATTTTTGAGTTTCTTAGACAGAAAGGTTATCCAGTTGGGTTGTCTTCAACTGTGATTCAAACAGGCACGCATGGTGAGCAGGTCGTGAAGAAGCTAGATGTATACAAAAAAGGAAAAGAGGGACAGTAACATGAAAACGTTAGATGCAATATTGAAGAAACGTGAAGAATTGAGAAGTAAATTAAATAATTTAGAGTCGAATAAATTCAAATACTCTATTTCAAAATGGTCTGAAATGTCAGACCCAGAGAAAAGGGAGTATTCTCGTTTAATGAGCATGATTAATGCACTAAGCATACAGATTGATGCCCTTACATATGTAATCAATTATGATTCAGAATTAAGAGATTTTGCAGAAGAACCAAAATTTAAATATAAATCTGTTGACAGCAGATTTTAATGATGGTAATATGAGTACATAAGGAGGTGATGACATGAGCGAAAATTGTAAGTTTTGTGAAACACCGATGAATTACATCCTACACACACTGAATGACGGATTATGTTATGCTTGTAAATTCCAAAAGAGAAGTGCTCAACGGCTTTATGAAGAGTTAAATGGTGAATTTAGTAGATTAGATTGCCGAAAGGCTCTGATGATGTCTAATGGGCAATTTGAGAAGGCTAAAGAGTATTTAAGGAATATGGATACTAGTGCAAGATTAATAACAAGAGGAAGGAATGATTTGAATGGCTAGAGAACTAGTACATGAGAATACTTTTGGCAACCACTTAATGTATGAAGGTGCGATTGAGCATTCATTTGATACTTTGCCTAGTGAATGGGGTGGCATAGAAAATGTTAATGAAGGTGATTGTGATTGGCTACAAAACTACTATGAAGCAACTGTAACTATGGAAAATGGATTTATAGTAGAGTTAGAGCTTTTCTTTTCAGATGAAGAAGGCGATGAAGATTACCCTTGGGTTTGCAAGGCTTATAAAATGAATTAAAGGAGAGAGATTGAAATGAAGTTAGATTACGGCTCTGGAAGACAGCCAAAACAAGGATTTTTAACAAGTGATTTTGTCGGTACGCCTAACTATGACTACTACATAAAGGACTACAAGGTCTTAGGAGCTAAAGACCATTCATTCGAAGCGATTCATTGTCGCAACGTTATTCATCACATACCAGAACAAGACCTGCCTACACTATTCAACGAGTTCAAACGTCTATTGAAGCAGGATGGTCTTCTAATCATTTCAGAGCCGAGAAAGGAGTTTCATGAGCAAAATAAGCTCTTAGATTGGATTTGGTATCGTCATTTGGTTAATGATACAAATATCATGATACCAGATGAATATGTTGACTATAAACAGTATTTAGTAGACTTTGACATTATTCACAGCGAAGACGAATATAACAATGAAGTCATCACATTAAAGCTTGGAGCGTGATATCATGGGTAGAAAGAAAAATCAAAAGCTAACTAAGGAAGAGCGATTCAAGGAAGCTTTCATGAAGTTTCAGAAATCAAATTTAGATACGCAGGCACTATTAGAGTTTATTGCTGTAAGCTCTAGTGTTACTAGCTTTGGCGATGGATTATCATACAACCATCTAGAAAAGTATATGTATGAAGCAATGGAGGAATATGTTGAGAAAGGGTTGCAAGAAGTATTGGCATTAGGCTATTCTATGACAGAAGCCTTAAAAATGCTTGATATGGATGAGGTTGCTAGTCAAGAGATGTATGAAACTATTGTTGACAAAATTCGTAGCGGAAAAGAATAAAAATAATAAATTATCTGTTGACAGCAGAATAAAAGTCATGCTACAATAAGCTTGTAAACAAAAAACAAACACAAAGGGAGATTATAACATGAAAAACTATGAATTTGCAAATGAAAATGATGTAAACGAAAATGGAAGCTTATTAAATCCAATTGAAATCCATGCTTGTACGGATTGCGGTTACTACTGTGACCACATGCAGAAGGCAAAAATTGAGAAGTGCCCAGATTGTGGCGGTACAGATTTCGAAGAGATTAACGAATAGCAAATTAAGCAGGTAGTCCAAATCGACTAATTAACAATATATATAAAGATATATACAACATAAAGATATACAAGAAAGATATAATATATATTGTATTAATCGACATAAGCTACCTGCTAAAAAAGCTATTGACAAAAGCTAATGATAACCATATAATAAAAATCGGAGGTTGGACAAATGGGAAAAACTACAATTGAAATCAAATTAGCAAATGGTGAGCACATTAAAGAGGTGGTAACAAACGAATTGGTTGAACACTTTGCAATACAGTATAAAAACCATGTTGACTTTTCAGAGAGAGTAGATACAGTGCCTTACACATTTGAGCAATTCGTTGCAGAGCAGTTGAAATTCCGTAAAGAGAAAATTAGAAAGGCAGTTGAGTTTATCAATGGCAAAGAAGAAGAAGCGAAATAAGAAGAAGACAATTGGTGTCATGACACAGAATCGTGGTGTCATGCCACCTCCTGCAAGAGCAGATGAAAAGAAGAAGAAAAAGAATGACCGCAAGAAGGTAAGAGAGAAGCTTAGAAAGGGTGATTACGATAGCTAAGAAGAAAGAGCCAAAAGGATTTTGGGCAGGCTTCTGGTCAGTCCTTGGAGATATATGTGAAATAATCTTTGGAATACTTGAAATTATATTTCTGTTTCTTAAAAAATAACAAAACGTAAAGGTGGAATTATTATGAAAACACTATTAAAAGGTTGGTCAACATTCGAATTAACATGGTTAACATCATTCACAGCACTTATCATCTACATGTACTTTGCATTTGATGATACATTAATTGGGCTAGCATCCTCTCTAACTGGTATGTTGTGCGTAGTTCTAGTCGCCAAAGGGAAGATAGGGAACTACTTCTTTGGGGCAATTAACACAGCGTTATACGCTTACATAGCTTACAGTGCACAGCTATATGGTGAATTTATGCTAAATGCTTTCTTATACTTCCCAATGCAATTCATTGGATTCTATGTTTGGAGCAAGAACAAGTCAGTAACAGAAAATGAAACAGTAGTAAAAGCTAAGAAGTTAACGAAAAAAGGTTGGTTATACGTAGCATTGACAGTTTTAACAGTTGGAATCTTATACGGTGTATTCTTACATATGATTGGCAGTAAGCAAGCAGGTATTGATGGATTCGCAGTAACACTATCAATTACAGCTCAACTTTTAATGCTTAAACGATATGCAGAACAATGGTTATTATGGATTTGTGTTAACACTTTAACTATCATTCTATGGTTTAACGCTTTCATGCACGATGGAGGAAATGTTACAGTATTAGTTATGTGGTGTGCCTACCTTTGCAACAGCATCTATGGTTACATCAAATGGTCGAAAAATGCGAAAGAACAAAATGAGGTGGCGTAATGAGCAAGACAGTAGGAATGTACGGTGGAAAATTTTACCCAATACATATGGGTCATGTATTTGCAATGACAATGGCATCAACGGTGGTTGATGAGCTTCATGTAATAGTTTCATACGATGAAGAATATGAACAGAAAGTGCTTAGTAAAGACAGTTTTCTACCACACGTAAATCACAAACAACGTTTGAGATGGTGGAAGGAAATCACAAAAGATATGCCCCATGTACATGTACATGCTGTATATGAAGAAAATACAGGTAAGATTGAAAGTTGGAAAGAAGGTGCGGAAGGGATTAAGAAAGCTGTTGGTGAACCTATCACCCACGTATTCTCTTCCGAACATGCTTACACAGAATTTTTCAATGTGTTATACCCAGATGCAGAACATGTTGTAATTGATGCGAATCGTAGAAAGTATCCAGTATCAGCTACTAAGCTACGAAAAGAAGGTGTGTATGCAAATTGGGAACTTCTACCAGAAGTAGTAAGACGACATTATGTTAAGAAAGTAGTTGTTGTAGGGACTGAATCTTGTGGCAAATCAACACTTGTCAAGAATCTAGCAACACTGTATAATACTAATTATGTAGAAGAGTATGGTCGTACATTCTATGAAGAGCTAGGTGGATGCGAAGACATCACAATGCCAGAAGATTACCAACTGATTGCGTATCAGCATAAGGTGAATGAAAACAAAGCTCTGGACGGTGCGAACAAAGTGTTATTCATTGACACAGAAGCTATCGTTACACAGTATTATCTTAAAGCGTACTTGAACCAAAAAGATGCTCTATTAACACGTATTGCTAATCAGCAGGACTATGATTTATGGATTTTCCTAGAGCCAGATGTTAAATGGGTTGATGATGGTACTAGAACGTTTGGAGAGCAACATGTGCGTGAAGAGAATAGCGAAGAGCTAAAGTACATGTTGAAGTATCTTGGAGTCAATTACATAACGATTAACGGTAATTATGTAGAAAGAATGAAAAAATCTATAAAACTTGTAGACGGATTGTTGACATAGTAAAAAGATAATGGTATATTGTATTCAAGGGATAGGGGTTAACATAAAGAGGGATTGAAAAATCCCTCCTAAATTTTACTTGACAATCCTTTGACAGCAGAGTATGATAAAAGCAAATAATAATCATTTAAGGAGTGAACACAAATGAGAGTAGAAATGACTGATGGAATTAGGTATAGAAGTAATGAAACTGGTGAAATCTGGATTCTAATTGAAGATTATAATGGTAGTTGGTATCTTAGAAGAAGGAATCCAAATGGTGGTCTACATAAAACATTATCAGCATCTATTAATGCAATGAGAACAGCGTTGCAACTGCATTACACAATGGTAGAAGAGCCAAGCCTAGAGGAAAAAGCAAAAATCTATGATGAACTACATTCTTGGTATTTATGGCTTCGACATAGAACGAAGAATGGTAAGGTTGACAAACAGCATGTAGAAACATTCTTAAAAGGTGTCAGAAAAGAATTTGAAGGAGATGATTCTGAATGAGCTGTATCGTATGTGGAGGTAAAATTGTACGAACATGTAAGTGTCCACGTGGCGACAGAATGTGCGAAAGGGGTCATGAGTATCATTGGTCACCACATCATCAAGAATATCATCAAGGCAAAAGTGACCACGCAATGCCAGATGAGCTGTGTTGCATAGGTAATAAACTCGAACTACCAATACATATTGTGTATATAACAAAAGTGGGTGATGATTGGGATAGCGAAGAGTATGAATTAATACGTGGATATGAGGATTTAGAAGAATACAAGAGTGGCGAATTTGAGAAGAAGCAGTTGAAAATAAATGGAATAGATTGGGTTGACATCTCAATACAAGAAAATGTGAGCGATACATATCTAAGAGGTTTATTAACGGTTGATGAATACTTTAACTTTATGGAAGTAGATATAATTACAAAGGGGATGGAGTAAATGGCTAAAATCGAAATCAGATTAACTAAGGCAGAAATATTCAAAGCTATGAAAGAATATGTAAACAATCACTATCCGAATATGGATGCGAGTAACGCATCTATATTCACTCAATATAATTCACTGCAATATGGAGTTGTGGAATGTCAATATTCAGCAGATGATAAGGAGGAAAAGTAATATGGAGCAATTTAAAATCATCGACAAACACGATAAAGTTCTAGCTAGAGGTATCACACTTAAATCAAATGTAACGCTGTTAGAGTGGTCTAGTGCAATCAAAACACTATCATTCTATGATAACATCGAACAGGTGAAAGAATTTGTCTGTAACGAAAGCAAGGATACAAAGTTAATCGTATTGAAATCTAAATGCAAGGAACGATTACGAGAATACTATCTGGAACGTAACGAAGATTTCAGTGGTGTGAGTGGTACTGGAATCGTAGCACAGGGAGTTGTAATGCCAAGTGGAAAATGTATTCATGAGTGGTCAGAGTCATATGTGACATCTCATAACATCTATCCTAATATCAATGCTGTACAGCACATTCATGGTCACGAAGGTAGAACGATTGTAAAATTTGTAAACGAAGGGGAGAATTAAGATGAGTGAGCATTTAATTAATACATGGCATTGTGATGAGGAAAACTGCAATGGAACTTTCTACACTAACTTAGAAGATATGCCAGAGAGCTGTCCTTTCTGTGACAGTGAATACATAGCAGATTCAAAAGTATTAAAGACAGAGCCGTTAATATGAGTAAATTTTATTATTGGGTCGAAAGAGCATTTTGGATTACTATTGGAGCGTTGATTAGTCAATTCATTTGGGTGCTACTTAGATAAATTCTTACTTTTATGAAGGAGTGATAATATGATTGATACAGTATGGTCAAAGTATAGAGTTGAGTTTGGGTTTGTCGATGGTAAAAAGGGTGCGTATCTTGGTGATACAGTAGAAGAATTGCATAGTGTTATTGACAGTGACAACAGATTAGAAAAATGGTTGATAGACACTTTAAAATATGGTTATTTTTGGGAGTTTAAAGATAAACCATATGAGACAAAGCAATATACAATAGATAACTGCATGGGTTTTATGTGGACAGTTAGATAAAATTTCCCTTTTATGGAGGTGATGATATGATTCGTGCAACAATGCAGATTATTAGAGCGATACATAAATACAAAGATGAGTTTCCAATTCTCTTTAGTGAGTTTGAGAGAGAGAAAAAGAGGTATAAAGATGAAGCAAGAAAAAGTGGATACAAAAGAAAGTTAAAAGGGGATTGGTTGTTTGTATCAGATGAAGCAAAGCAGGAGTATTTATCGCTTGTTGAAAAGTATTTGAAGGTTAAGAAACTTCCAAGCAATAACAGAAAGGTTTGGATAACTACTTCTGGTGGTGGAAAGCATGTTGGATTCTATGAAGATGGTAAATGGTGGTACAACGTTTCAAGCGATAAAAAGGTTGAGGAAAAATATACCGTTATTAGATGGCAAAAATACGATGGGAGTTGGTAATGATGGAAGAGAAAATTAGAGAATATGTAAAGAGAGAGCTAGAAAGGCTTTCTAATGGTGTTAAATCAGTAGAGCTAACTGGTGTATATCCTAGTGTATTAGAATCAGTAATTGGTGGATTTGATTGGTCAGAAGCAGATACAAATGGATGGCAAGTAGATTATTGGCTTACAACTGACAAGTATGACATTTCTGGTAGCATGTATTATGGAACGGCAACAATTTCATTGAAGGAGTGATAGTATGAGAGTAGTCGGAACAGTAGAAATCAGATTTGCAGTAAATATTGATGCGGAAGACATTGGTGATTGTGCAATGCCACTTAATGAATCTGAAAAGATGATTAAGAAGGCAATTGAAGAGAAATACGATGTAACAGTCACTCACAGAGATGTATATGTTGAGGATTGGAGATGATATTATGTGGGGATGGAAACCTAATTGGTGGCAAACTATATTTTTCATCATACTTATTATCTACTCAAACATCGTAAGCTTCCCATGTTTCATATTACAGTCAATGGGATTCAAAGCGAGAAAATATGCGAAATGGTTGTGTAAAAACGGTCTTGACCAATTAACATTCTTTTACGATATTAAAGTCTATAGAGACTAATAGGAGGATTAAACATGAAAACACGAACAATTCCTAAAAAGGTAATTGGCTATAGTGATAGAGCAATCATTATAGAACACAAAGGAGAAAAACGTCTTGTAGGTCTTGGAATCCCTAAGAAGATGAATTTAGAAGAGCTAGTAGGCAAGATGGTAATCATTAAACATATGGTGCAAGAAGACCAAGAAGACCACATTCTTGCACCTGTGTTTATGGGTGTTAATGAACTGCTAACTAAGTATATGAAGGAGATGGGAAAATGAAAAACTACTTGAAAGTTGTAGCGGAAGCGTATTGGTATATGGAGTTGCTTTATTTAGCTGTACTCATCCTGCATCTAACTGTTAAAACTGATGCGTTTGTCTTATCTTGGTATATGTTAATCTCTCCAATTCCACTTGCAGTAATTGTTGCATACTTGCATCTTAAATTTGGAATGTTCAAAGAAGTTTTTGGGGAAGAATATTTAAAGTCTGTTGACAAGCGACAAAAGTAATGATATATTGTTATTACAAACACAAAAGGAGTGATTAGCATGTCATGCATGTACCCAAGAAAGAAAATGAAACCAGTAAAGAGTAAGAAAAAGACGTTAAAAATGATTGCTATACTTGGAGGACTATTGATTGCAGATATTGGATTACTAATGGCAACGCCTACATTGTTTAGAACCATTAACGATATGAAGGTTGAAGCATATAATGATACGCCTAGTGCAGACATATCGGTCTATAAAGATAAAACACCATATGGTACTTGTGAATATCTTGTTGTAGAAACAAAAAGAGAAGATGGTGGCGTTGCAATCACACCACGTATGAAACCTACTGACTATCAAAATGGAGGTAAACATATCTGCCGTAAATAGTGTGTTACACAATACATAAACTGCATACAATAGATTAAGGAGGGATGACATGAAAAAGAATAAGCCGTTGTTTTTCACAAAACACCAATTGAAACGGATGGCTAAACGTGGTATGTCAAAGCCAATCGTTCAAGCTGTTGTAACGAATGGCGAATGGGGAGATGGGAATGAACCTTTCTCTTACCAGATTGAATACAAAGGTGTAATTGTAATCTTATATGAACAAAAGGTACAATATAATGTATCGTCCTGCAAGTTGAATCGTGAGCATACAGTGAAAGCCGAGAAAATGGCTAAAGAGCTTGGGATTGACTTTTGGAAAGCGGTGCATAAGATTGTCAAGAACATAGACTTTACAGAGGAGATTGCGAATATTGTTTAGAATATTTGCGATTTCCGTTGACAAAAGCTAAAGTTAATCATATAATGTGTATATGAAATACGAAATGGGGAGTGAGTGATGACAAGAGTATTGATTAGAGATTTGAAAAAATATTGCGACAAACGTAAGCATGGAACGCAATTAGAAAGGTTTGAGGAACTAGGATTATGGAAGCGTTTAAATCAAGTGGAAGAATGGGAATGGGAGATAATCGACCACGCACTGGATAGATTGGAAGAGAAGGGTATTGAAGCAACACGCCACGACATCATCTCTACAATTAGTAATTCCTCCATCATAGAATACCGCATAGTCTACAACAAAAGACATCGGAAATATGAAGAGCGTGTAGTATTACGTTCGAAAGCAATTGTCAACAGAAATTACAATTTACATGCAGTGTTTAGTTTGACAAACAATAACGTTATATCCGTATGGATGAACCACGTGAAAGACCGACACAAGACTCTAGATTGGGGCTTGTACGATAAGAACATGAAAGTATTAGGAGTGTGACATATGGATACGTTTACTAAAGAAGAGTTGTTAACGTTTAACGAGTTTCTACTTGGTCGTGGAAGACCAGTTCAACAAGACGGAATCGGCTACAACAAGGCTGATTTCGGTGCTTGTAGGACGTATTATAATGGTTTAAGCGATTCTCAACTTGCAGACCTTGCAAAGAGACTAGTCAAGTATTCTAAAACGCAATTAAAAGTAGAGAAAGAGAAAATGGAAGAAACTGCAAGACAGTTATCAAAGATAGCAAGTATACATAATCGTAGTAATGGTATAAGCATAGCAAAGCTAGAATCTGGTACGTTAATTAGTTTTCGTTACAACGATAAGTACATACAAGTATTAAAGAAACAACCAATTAGAAAGTATGATAAAGAGACTCAATGTTGGATAGTCCCAGACAATAAGCTAATTGACACCCTGTTAGCATTAGAGAAAGCAGGGGCAGATGTAAAGAATGCTATAGATTATGCTAAGAGAAATATAGTGACCAAATATTATAAAAATTATGTATAAGGAGTGATGTTCTTGTACAATATGTGTGAAAGATAGTCATTTATTTTAGTATTTCGCATATATTGTACTATCAAATATAAAGGAGATGTCTAAAATGTTATCAAAAATCAGCAAGACCGCACTAGCAATACTATTGGCAGGAGGTATAGTTGGATGCTCTCAAAAGGCAGAGCCAGTAGAGAAGCCGAAGACTGAACCTAAAGTAGAACAAGTAGACACACAAGCAGTAGAAAAGCAAAGAACAGTAAATTATCTTACTGCTGTTTCAAATTCAACAACTAACTCTGGGAAAGCATCTAAAGAAATTGGTGCACTGTTCCAGAAAGCATCTATGCATCCGCAACTTCTAATGAATGCAGATTGGAAATCGGACGTAACAAGAGAGTATGACAAAATCCAAGCAGATTACGATGCTATAAAAGGATATCGTGATGTGCCAGAGCAATACAAAAATACTCACAACACATTGTTACAAGGATACGATTACTTTATGCAGAGCCGAGTTAAAATAATGGAAGCAATTAATGAAGTGAATGCAGATAAGATGCAAGAAGGATTGGATTTGATTGGTAAAAGTACAGAATATATTACCAAGTCTACAGATGAGCTTATGAGCGTTCCTGTATCAAAATAATTGACAAGCAACAAAATTAATGATATAATTTGCTACAGAAAGCCCATATAAGGTCATGTTCTAAAAGCCTGTCAATAGAGGTACTTTTTGACAGTGTAAAAACTGGATAAAAGTCATGTTTTATGAAGTCTTAACCCCACTCAAAAGTGTCTCAATTGAGACAGTTTTACGTCATTTGACACGATTCGACAAAACTGCTAGAATTTAATCGAATGATTATATGCATAAAAACCCTTGCGAGTGGGTATAACTATAATAAGACTTATAAAACAAGGAGTGGTTTTGGTGATGACTATGACAAACACAAATGATAATTCTATATTTGATAAAGATGGATTGAAGGAACAATTTCTAAGTGAAATTAATGAAGGTACTGTTTTCAGCTACGAACGCATCTTTAAATACACTGCTAAACATGAGGAAGCTTTGGAAAAAGATGTTAGGTTGTTTACTTTTAGTCAATTAGAAACTGTTATGTATGACTTTAAATCCAATAATAGAAATACCATTGAAACTTACGCACGTATCATTTCAAGTTACTTGAACTGGTGTGTAAAACATGGACATATTAAAGAAAATGTATTAGCTGTACTTAAACCTACTGACTTTGAAAAGTATTTGACAAATGAAGAAGTTTATACTACTGAAAAAGGTCTTAGAAGATATGAAGACAGATGTGCAAACTATCAAGATTCAGTAATCTTACGACTTTCATTTGTAGGAGTAGGCGGTAAACAAATGAGCGAAATCCGCAACTTAAAAATAGAAGATGTTGATTTTGAAAATAAACGCCTACACCTTGTAAATACTTTAAAAGAAGATGACAATGGTTTTCCAGTTAAATTTACAGAAAGATTTTTAGATGTTGACGACAGAACTTTAGAATTAATCCAAGGGGCAATTTCTCAAAGAACTTATATGAAGAAAAATGGTGAAATGGTTGCACAGGACAGAATCAGAAAATATACTGACCTTGCTAATAATGATTATGTAATCAGAGCTTCTTTAACTAAGATTGAGAAAAGCCTAAATGCACCAGTAGATAAATTCGTAGTATATAGAAGAATGAAAAACATGGCAGAAGCTTTAGGATTCGATAAGCTTACAGCTAAATACGTACAAAGAAGCGGTATGATGTACTTTGCGAATGAGCTTATCAAAGGTAATAATGAATTGTCTTTAGATGACATCAAGATTGTAGCAGACCGATACAATATGAAGTCTTACCACAATCTGAAAGGATTCCTTGATTTACAGCACATTCGACAAACATATCCGCAATAAGAGAGGATGAGGAAAATGTCAAGAGTGGTAGAGCATAAAAAGGATATTAAGTTGAATAGAGAGAAATTGCATAAGATTTTAGAGAGCCAGAAAATGGAATATATTGAACTTCATAACAAGGTTTCCACAAAATTTGGATTAGACCTGCAATATAAAGGATTCATGAGCTTGATGTCGAATAAGTCAAGTTGGAAATTATTGTATGCACATGCAATTGCAGATGTGTTAAACATCAATTACACCGATATATTTGAAATTGTAGATGTTAAAAAATAATTAAAGGAGGTGATGCAAAAAAGCTTGTATGCAAAGCGATTACATGTTACAATAACGTTACAAGGTAAGGGAGCGGAAAGCAAACGACACTTGATAACAAAATAAGGGAGAGTGGATGCATGGTGGCTAATTCAATCGAAGGATTTATAAGGTCACTTGATTTACCGCAAGAGTCAACAGTTTTGTTTCAAACGATTGGCGACTGCCATTCGTTTTACATAACGAATTACGGTAGAAATACTTGCGTAGCGGATGATATTCTGGACTACAGAGAAAGCAAATTGGAATCATCCAACATAACTCTTGAAATGTTTGTTAGTATGTGCTCAACTAAGGGGATAAAGACTGCATTTCAAGAAACATTCTTACAGTGTTTTGATGGAGAGGATTTAGCATTCATTTACGAATCGTTGTCAAGCGGTAAAGTCACATTAGAAAGTATCTATAGTCAATTTAAAATGAATCCAAATAAAAATATTTTAAGTTATGTACTATAGTTAGTTGACAAACGATAAAGTTAATGATATAATAAGTATTGTTGATGGGGAAAGAGTTAAAAATTCTTTTCCTTCACCATAAAAGCAAAAAATAATTACATAATTGGGGGAAAATAAGTTTATGACAAACGAGTTAAAACAAACGAAAAACAGCTTCAAATTTATTGGAAAGGTAACAGGAATCGACAAAGAGCACGCTTTTAAAGAAGACAAAGCGACAAAAGGTAAAATGCTAGGGCAAACTTATCGTGCATTACGATTCGGTGTAAAAACATCTGAAACAAATACAATGAATGTTGAAATGTTTGACTTTGAACCAGAAGAAGTTTTCATGTGGAATAGCGACAAAAAGAAAAAGGACAAGGGTTACAAAGGTGACCGTATTCCATTCGCTCAATGGGAAGATGAGCAAGAAGAACTTCGTGAGCAAGGTTATGCAGTATTACAAACAAGAATTGGCTTAAATTATGGTGAAGATGGAAAATTAGTAAGCAAAGGTTTACCAAGTTTCGTAGCTTCAAAAGAAATCTTTGAGAAGCTTGATAATGGCGACAGCGTAGTTGTCGAAGGGGAAATCCGCTACGGTCATTACGAAGACCGAGAAGGTAAGACAAAAGAGAAAAAGACTTATACTATTAAGAAAATTTTCCGCTTAAAAGACATTGATTTCGAAGATGAGAAATTTGAAGAAGTTACATACTTTGAGCAAGAAATGGTATATGTTGATGCAATGGTTGAAGCGAAAGAAGGCAAGGCATTCGTTACAGCACGTCACATTAACTACAATAAATCATTCCATGATACACAGATGGAAATTGTATTTAAAGACGAAGAAGGCAATGTAGATGCAGGTATGAAAAAATTAGCTGATGCATTCGCTAAGAAAATTAAATTCGGCGACCTTTTAACTGTACGTGGTAACGCATTAAATCGTGTTATTGTGGAAGAAGTTGCAGGAGAAGAAGATGAGGGCGAAGAAGTAGATATGCTAAATCTTTTAGGTGGTAAATCTAAGCCTAAACATGCACAAGCATTCGTTTCTCGTACATACATTAGTGCAATGCAAATCGAAGGTGTAGATGCTTGGGATAAGAAAGTTTACACAGAAGAGGATTTCGAAGAAGCTAAAAAAGCAAGTGAGCTATTAACTAAGAAGAAAGATGATGAGCTTTCTGAATTAGGTGGTAGAGAGAAGAAGGATAATAACCCATTCGCAGGTGACGATGAAGTATTCTCTGATGATGACATTGACGATTCAGATTTACCATTCTAATATAAACTAGCAACTTGATAAACATCAAAGATAATGATATAATATTATCATGTCAAACCTTACAACATGAGAACGTAGGGGCGAAAATACTAAAATAGTAAGAACGCCCCCTTACTTGCATTTTATATGCGAGAAAAGGGGAAAATATTAATGTCATTCTTAAAAACTTTAAAAGCAAATAAACCAGTAGCATCTCTTGAAGGGTACTTTATGGCAATGTTAGCACCAAGTAAATTCGGTAAAACAACTTGGTCTGTAGACACTGTACGTGAGCATTATAATGGTGATATGGATAAAGCATTACTATTAGCAACAGAGATTGGTTACAAAACTATGGATGGCGTATTCGCTATTCCAGTAACAGGTTTTGACTTCGCAGAAGAAGAAGATGGCGAACAAAAAGGATTCATCGAAGTAGTAGATGAGTTAATTGATAATAAAGACGAAATTCCATTCCGATTCATTATCATTGATACAATCACTGCATTAGAGCGTTACGCTGTAGCGTATGCAATCCGAAAAGCAAATCGTGATGACCAACCACAGAAACGTTACACAGACATTTCAGATATCCCTTGGGGTAAAGGTTACACGTTGGTTGCAGAGCATATCTACCAACAAATTGACCGTCTGAAAAAAGCAGGATTCGGTGTATTAGTAATCGGTCACTCTAAAACTAAGAAAATCAAAAATCGTGATGGTTACGAATATGACTACACTGGATTAAACGTTTTAGGTAAAACATCGGATATCATTGAGCGTGAAGCTGATATGATTATGTACGGTGACATCATGGTTAAAGAAGGCAAAGATGGTAAGCCAGAAACAACACGTGTGTTGCGATTCCGTAGTGATGGTAATATCTTATGTGGTACTCGTTTCCGTAACTTCCCTGCTGAAATTAGCAATGACCCAAAAGAATTTTTAGCAGAGTTTAAGAAGGCTGTGGAAGGCTCTTCTATCTCTAAAGTCGAAAAGGTTAAAGAAGTTGCGAAAGAGGTTGCAAAAGAAGAGCCAATACAAGAAGTGGTTGAAAAAGACCCAGAAGTACAACATGCAGAAGAAGTTGAAGTAACTGTTGATTCTGTGAAAGCAGAAATTGCTTCACTTGTAGCAGATATGGAAGTAGCTACTAAGCGTGAGTGTGCAGGCAAATTTAAAGAGGTTTTAGGTCAAGCGGATTACCGCAAATCAAACGACTTAGATGCTTTACAAGAAGCATTAGAGTTTGTTAAATCTCTAGCTTAATACATAAAGGAGTTTGGTAGGTTAAGAGTTTAACCTACCAAATCTCGTAATAAGGCTAAACTAGGAGGAAATATGAATAAAAATTATATTATAGGTGGAGTGATGACAGTCAATTTAATGTTGACAATAGGCGTAGGTGCTTATTCTTACAACACAATTGACAGAAAGAATGCGGAAATCAGTGATAGCAATAAGACTATCAAAAAATTGAATGATAACAATGCTGATAAGGACAACCGTATTAAGAATATCCAAGCTCAATTGGATGAGTTAGATAAAAAATTTCAAGAATCAGAGAAAGTAAAATCCGAACAGGAGAACACTATCAATGAACAGTCCAAGAAGATAGAGGAACAACATTCAACTGTTGAAGGCTATCAGCAAAAAATCCAAGAACTGGAAAAAGAATTAAGTTTTAAAAAACAAAAGAAAGGAAGTGATGTGAAAAAGGAAGCAAAAGTTGAAAAGCAAGAAGTGCAACAAGCACCTACTGTAGCAAAAGAAGAAAAGAAATCTAGTGGCAGAACTATCACAGTTGAAGCTACTGCATATACAAACCATCCAAGTGAGAATGGTACATACGGTGGAAAAGTCGTTACGAGAACAGGCTTAGATATTTCTAATAACATCACTTATAACGGCATGGGAATTATTGCAACCGACCCTAGCGTAATTCCTTTAAATAGTATTGTAGAGATTGAAGGTCTTGGAACTTACATTGCTCTTGATACTGGTAGTGCAATCCAAGGTAATAGAATTGATATTCTAATGGGTGACAGCACTCAAACAAACAATTGGGGCAG